TGCCTGGGTCCTTTTTTATGTAGCCTCTGCATGCCTGTAAGCGGCTTCTCTCCATGCACCGGTTCGTTCTTCCTGATGCAGGTACCGCACTGGTCATCACAGCACCTGGACCGCAAGCGCAGCCCCAAGCATCATGAAGACTATCACCCACATGCCACCGGCTATAAATGTCTCTGTGATACCTACCCAGTCCACAGTTTTCTTCTTTGGCCTGGTTGCCTGTACTGCCACATAGGACAGCTCCATGTCTGTCTGGCCATCATAGTTCTTGATCTTTGCCATTACTTCTCTCTCCTTTCCAAACTTTATTCATATCCCGGTACACTGGATCCGGTAATCTGCTTTAACTTCTCCGGATAGATCTTGTACCGCCAGGTCTTAGTCCCTGTCTTTTGAGGACTTAATACCATTCCTAGGTCCATGCTTCCATTGCGCATGTACTTTCTTACGGCCGCTGCCGACAGCCCCAGGAACGGAGCTGCATCTTCTGGTGAAAGATATCGTTTTTCCATGTAAACACCTCCTACTCCAACAACTTCTCAATAGATAATTGAAAAACGCTAATATACTTGTCTCCCTTATCTCCCTAGTGCTATACTTTTCTTACAGGCTCCTACCAGAGCCAAATACATACAAGAGGTTATTTTTCATGCACGATAATATAAAACCATTCTTAAGACCTGCCATTCCTAAAACAGATACTGATTTAGAAAATGATATGGAATTTTCAAATGCATTCGCTGATAAAATAGCACCCTCATATCTAAGCGATTTATATAAAGCTCCTTTCAACCAATCCTTAACCTTATCTGATGAAGAATTAGCTAATTTACGTGAGGCTTGTGTAAGTGACTCTACCCGGGTTATCCATTATCTGGACTCAGTTCTCAAGGATAAGCAGGATCTCATGGAACGTCAGGTAAAATCTTTGGAACATATTGCCGAACAGGCTTATGCTCAAGCTACCTCGGCAGAGGCCTTGTGTAAGACAGTAAATACAATTGCCGTAAATGCAGGAAACCAAGCCCGTAATTCTTCTCAAATTGCTGAAAGCGCCAAACGCCAAGCTGACGTAGCTGTTGCTCTTTCCAAGAAGTGCGACTTTAAAGGATGGATTTCCGTAGGAATCGCCGCTCTTTGTGCACTCATGGAATTCGCTGTGCATCATAACGAAATCATAGAATTTGTTAAGAATATCTTGGCAAAATAAAATGACAGAAAAGCTGAAACAGTAATGTAGTGATGGATATTACAAGTGCAATATCTGAAATGTCTGGTTTCCTCACTCTGCTCTCGCCTCCTCTCTTATTCCAGTAGGTCTTCGATCATTCCGCTTTTCCAAACAAAGACAACTGCTCATATTCCGGAACCTTCACGAAATCCACTGGGAGTCGGATTCCATACTGTTCGCAAATAAGCTTTGCCATCTCTGCGGACTTATACGGCGCACTTCCCTGCTTGTGCATCCGGTTTGCCAACGCTTGGATCAGCTTTGCTACTTCTCCCGGATGCTCTGTAAGCAACCGCTGCGGCAGTTCTTCCATTTCATGGAAACGGTTAATATAGCGAGCTGTGAACTCCACGCCCTTCTGACCAGTCATTTTGTGAGCAATAAACTCACAGCCTTTCTTTGTGACCAGAAAACACGGTAACGTCTTGTTCTGATCTGTAACGTATGTAGATTCCTTGAAGAAATCGGTAAAGCCAATTTTGGATTCTCCTAACTGCTCTACGTATTTACGGATATCACGCAGTAACTTTGCGTGTTCTTTCCCGCACCATTCTGCGGCTTCCATTGATGTAATAGTAGTTCTTGTTAACTCATTCACTGGTATGCACCTCCTTTGATGATTTAAAATCATCTTTTTGTTTAAAAAAAATGGCTTCCTTTTCCTTTAAACTTTTAATTTCCAATAACTCA